AATAAGAAATGTGAGCGCTAGTAGCCAAAGCTGTACCATGAAAATAAAAAGGGTTGTCTAAAGTGTAAGCCGTTGGACTAACAACAACACTATCAAAAGTTATCGTTTTAGCTGTGTGGTCAACCAAAACTATTTCATAATCAGTACCACCCACATTTATATTCATGCCTGTACGGGCGTGAAATGTGTTAGATACTGTTATAGTTGTATTTGAGCCATCGTTTGAATCGCTTGATATTGTGCCACTCAGCGAAAGCCCATTTACAAAAGTTTCTAATATGTCAACTGTTAAAGCCATTAAATAACAAATTCTAGTCCGTTAAAATCTACACTATCGTAAGGAGAATGCACCCACTCTAAATTTGAGAAATCAAGTCCTGCCGTTGCTTCTGTAATCACAAAAGACGTATCAACTACAATACTACTAACAGTATATTCAGTACTACCAATTTTTACAGTATCGCCATTTTCTAAATACAATGTACTTGCTGTATTAATTGTGTAAGTGCCTGTGTTATCAACCGAACTTGTAATAGTTGTAGCAAAGTCCTCATAGTTGTCTATGAAAAGCCTTAATTCATCCACTATCAAGCTGGCAGAATTGTAACGACTTGCCGCAACTCGGTTTGCTTCTGGCAAAGTTAAATTGGCTGCATTCTCATTGTTATTTCTGACCATACCCGTATTAGTATTTAACCATTGATCCCTAACATACTCAAAGTAAATAAGCTGTTTGATAGCTTTGGTTAATCCATCGGTTAAAAGATTTTTATCACAAGCGATATTGTAGTAAAAGACACCATCAAAAATATCAGTCCACTTTTGAGTAATAGTAGTGGTATTGATAGTATTGAAAGCATCACTACCCAAGATGCGCTTTACATACTTAGGGTAAAACTCGTCAATATAAGCCTGTAAATAGGTTGTCATCGTGCTGTTTGCACTAACCTTAGTCCATCCTGTTAAATCCGTTGTAACTATTGCAGGTAAAGCCATTATTATTTTTTAGTTTTAGAAGCCTTTTTGGTAGTTGGTAATTTAGCTTTTTTTGCTTGGATAAGCTCTTTAGCAAGTTGTTCACCTACTTTGTAAAACTTCCCCTTTCTAAAGCCTGTACCAATATCTTTTAAAGCTTCTATTTTTATAAATTTAGCCATTTATTAAGGTGTTTCAAGTGCTGCGTTAGTAGTTGCAAAAGTACCCGTTACAAAAGCGGTTGTATCGTTGTTCTGAATTAAAACTTCGCCTCTCCACTCCGCTAAGATAGTGCGCATATTATTAGTAAAATCGTTACCATCTAAGCCAAGTTCTACCATAACATCGCGCTTTTGAACTACGGTTGCTTTGCTAAAATCACCTATTAAGAAGTCACCTGCTGTAATAGCTGTTGTTTCTACAATTGGAATGCCGTCCATTGTCATAGTGCTACCAACTTGAAGCAATCTGTTAACATAGCGCTTGTCCGTTGCTGTTAATTTGATAAGTTTTAACGCTGTTACATCGCTTGGATGCATAACAATAGTCAAAGCACCCATGTGGTTAGCAATTCTAATTTGATTTGCAGCCACTACAAGCGAATCAACGTCGTTTGCCTGATCAACTGTATTTGCAAAAGTACCCGCTGCGAATGCCGTTGCTTGTGTAACGATACCATTAAGGTTTTGACCCGTTGCATCTCCGTCTAATACTTGATTGTCAACGTCTAAAAGAAGTCTAACAATAAGCTTGTTTCTCAACCATCCCTCCATAAACGAAACATCGTCTAACATTTCGGTTGATACTTTGAAATATACAGCGCGTTTCTTTAGTGAGATACTAGCAACAACAAAATCATTGTCTAGTTGGTCTTTTGCTGCTCCTTCGGCTACTCCTGAACTTGTACCATCTTGGTTAGTTTCATAAACCCATTCAATACTATTACGATCAGTATTTAAACGGCTAACGATTGGCAAAATACGCGTTTCACGTTCTGCAATGTTATTAACTCCGTCAATTCTTTGCGGTTGTGGTACTGTGCCACCAGAAACATTACCCGCCAAAGTCATATCCCCCGCTACTTTCAAAGAAAATTTGAAGTTGTGTCGTCCGTCTTTAGCTTTCAAAAAGTCGTCTCTATGAACACTTAACGCTTGCTTAACTGCTTGTTCTAAAGTAAATACTTGATCACCTTTAATATTGCCGTTCTTTACTTTTTCAAGGATAACACCTTGTTGTTTAACAGCCTCTAAAAGAGTATTGATTTTATTACTCTTTAGGTCTTGCAATTCTGTTTCTAGCTTTGCAAAATTCTCGCTGTTTTTCTCATTTTCTAAAGCCTTAACACGCTCGTTGATTTGTTGCTTTTCGTGTGTAAGCTTCTCAATGTAATATGCTTGCAACTCTTCTGCCTCTAAGCCTTTGAGTTGCTCCAAGCTTTTTTCTTGAAAACTCATATCTAAATTTTAATTAAATTCAAAAATAATTGTTTGCGTTTATCTACTTCATTTCTCGGCTCAATAACTTCTAAAGTGTCAATAATTGACGGCTTTTGTAGTTGTTCAATGAGTGAGTTGTATTTTGCTTGACAAACTTTCAAACCCATTTCTATATTGTAAAGTCTTTCGTCTGTACCTTTACCATTTTTTAAGGCATTGATAAAAGACTGCATTTCTAAATTTATTTTATCTATTGCATTTATTATGTTCTCGCTTTTGCTGACATCCAAAACAGGCGTTAACTCGTTTGCACCAAAAAGAACGGCAGAACCCTCATACAAGATAACCTCTTTTAAGATCGTGTGGTCTGCTCCTTGCGGCTTTTCGTTCTTGCCTTCAACTTTCATAAAACCAACTGAATGTTCACGAATTAAACCGTCTTGATAGTCAAGTAGTGCGTTTTTTGCATCGTCATTTCTACCAAGTTTTGAGACAAACAAAAGCCCTCTATTATCTTCTTTAAGTTCTTGTATGTTGCCAATTACTTTAGTCCAATCGTGATGTCTTAAATGTGCTATTCTTCGACTACTCGAACCGTTCACGCCTCTTTCTTTAATAGACTTTGCAAAGCTACCTTTAACAAACATTTCATTATCAGAATCAACATTGTCAAAAGCTGCAAAATAGCCTTTAACCGTGTTGTCTTTTTCGCTTATGTCCTCAATCTTTAGAGAACAATTTTTAACTTTATATTGGTTCATCCTCTTGCGGATTAGTATTTGTGTTTATATCTACTTCTAAATCAGGGTATAATATCGCTAGGGCTTGCTCTTGACTTAACAAACCCGCTTGGAACTCTTTTACTACCTTTTCGCTTAACTCTCGGTTGACTTCGTGTAAAACTTCTATTTCGTCACGATCCACTTTAATTTCTACATTGTCAATGCCAAAATTATCATTTAAAAGCCATTTTGAAAGCTCTCTATCAACCTTTTCGGCCAAAGGTAAAACAGCATCAATATACATTGCTCTCTTGGCCTCTGCCATATTGTTAAAAGTTGTGCCTGCTACATCTCCGAACAGCTGAGAAGAAACACCAAACAATGCGCAAGCCGTTCTCAAATGTTCAATTCTTGTCTCAATACTTCTTAGATCGTTGGGATTCATGCCCATTTGTAAATAACCTAGCTTTGTGTTTGCTACTCGCACTTTGCCAAAATTGGAACGCCCTGTATATTCGCTATCATATTGCTTTTGTAGCGCTTGTCTTTCTTTTGGCTCTAAAACTCTATTACCATCTGAATACAAAACGCCTGAAATACCTTTATTTTTATGTAAACTTGCTTCGCTTGCCCAAACTTCGTTATTTGATTGATAAACCTTTCTAGCCGCATTCAAAGCACTAAACCCGCTATTTGTATCACAAACTATATCAGGTTTATAGATATGCAAAACCGTATCTAATTCGGTTATAGTGGTTGATTGGTCGAAATAATCAACCGTATAACTTAATACCTCACCCATTGAGCTTTCATTTATAGTTACGTTGCTAACCGTTGGAATCCAAAGATCAGCAAAGCGGCTAAACCCTATCGGCTTAGTGCCTACTATGAATACCTCGCCACAAGTCAGGAGATTTGCAAAAATACGATAGTAAAATTCTTGGTTGCTGTCTTTTTTATTTGGTTGATTAAGCAAATTTATTACCTCTTGATCTGTAAACTCTCTTTCGCTATCATCATTATAAACGAAATTACGATCTAACATTGAAGCAATAGAGGCGATTTTGTCAATAACCATGAAAAAATAAGGGTTTTCGGCATAAGCTTCATTTAAAAATTCTCCAGAATCACCTTGACCAAAATTAAAATCCCAACCTTTGACAGACCAAAAAAGCGGTTTGCCATCGCTGCTTAGGTCTATTCTTCTTTCTTGTGCCTTACCAAATAGGCTATTTATTATTTTCTTAATCATAAGGTTGTAAATATCTGCTTATTGCGTACCTGACTGCATCAATAGAATGATTGTATTTATCGACTGGCATTCGCTTACCTTTACTATTTCGCTTATATTCTCCATTGGGTCTTTTAGCCCAAGTATATTTTTTAAACTCGTTTATCATATTCACACTTTCTGCATGAATGTAAACTTTATGACTTTGAATTGCTTGAATACCCCAAATTATTGAGCCGTCACCTTTTTGCGCTCCATCTGCAGGAATATCGTTAATGCGTAAATCATCAATGCTTTTTGGCTCGCTGCTATCCCATACACTAACTTCATCCACCCAATTATTAGCTTTCATTTTATTGGCAATGTCCTTGTTTAAAAGCCCTTTTTCAAATATTAGTTCTCTTAAGTAAAGTCGGTTGCCTGTTTTCTTGACTTGGATCAAAGTTGTTGGGTCTTGCGAATAACCCCAATCACCCCCATACAATTTCCAATCAATATTCGTTGGCTCGTCTGTGTATAACTCCCAATTATTGAAAATTACGTCCTCGCTTACTGCTCTTTTGCCAAGCCCGTAAACCTCCCATTTGTAAGGGTCTGCCGTTCCAAGCTCTTTATTTCGTTCTGTTGGTTCGTATGATAGTATTTTAAGTTTTGCATTCTCTGGCGCATAAGGGTTGTCCAATACGCTCGTTTTGTGAATTTCATAATCTCCACGTAAATCTAAATCAAACAGCCAACTATCAATAGCGTTTGGATTGTAGTCATACCAAAAAAAATCAATGTTTCTTTGTTCGAGCTGATCTGCACTATCCTTGCTCACTCCCATTGCTTCATTTATCCAGAGCAAATCCGATTCAAGACCATGCGCCCTCATTATATTATCGTTAATACCTATAAACTTAATAGTATTATCGTTGTAGTGTATGTCGGAGGCTGTTTTATTAAATACGTTGGTAGGCATCCCAAATTCTTGCCAAACCTTTTTTAGTGTCATGTAAACAGTTGATCGCAAATTTGCAAAAGTGTCTCGGCAAATAAGTATAGTTTTACCTTTAAATGTGTTGATATACTCGCAAATAAAAACGCAACTATCCCACGTTTTGCCGCTTCGGCTGCCACCTTCTAAGCCTACGCCTTTAAGCCTATTAGGATCGTTATTGAAACGCCCTTTTCTAGCCTTGTAAAAAGCATTTTCGAGAAAGATGTAATTACTCGTTGTTGTTATCGTTTGTACTCCACTCATTTAAATCATGTTTCTTACCTTCAATTACTCTTACCGTCTCTTCATTTTTAACTATTTGTGTTTGTGTTGGTAGCCCAAATCTATAAGCGAAAAATATTTGCACCGCTTTTAAATCGTTCTGTTCTAATCTAAAGCGTAAAGCATTAAAAGCTAATTCGTCAAACTGTGACAGTTTAGCCGCTAAATTCTCTTCGTGCCTCTTTGATTTTCGCCCTGCTCCCTCTCTTTTTCCGCCTCTTGGCATTTTTAATGATATATTTATGAATATTCAAGCTTAATTAATCAATCAAAATACTGTTTAAATACGTGTCATTACTCTATTATATCGCATAAAAGCTCGTAAAGGTTATTTTCGTCCGTTGGGATTACACCATTTACACTATCAACTACTAAATTATCCGCTAATTGGTTGACCCCTAGTTTTTGCTCACTTAAATTATCCATCCTTACAAAAACACCATCATCATTTATATTAATAATAGCGTGAGCGATTTGATAGCATTCTGATTTATTGGGCACATTAACGCCATCATAATAATCATTAAAATCTATCCTAATACTATTCGTTGTATATGTTAGTACTAAATTTGCCATCAGCTAAACTCCCTCCAAGTTAAACTTCCATAAATATCTAAGTTGCTAGTAAGAGGCTGAACCACTAATACAATCTCATCGCTTACACCTGCTATTGATTGACCTATTTTTATTGCATTGTCAATTATACCACCGCTTGAACTATTACCCTCTCCGTAACCACTCTGTAAAAGCGTTCCGCCTGTTATGGTGTTACTTCCACCGCTTGCCCCCTTAGCTACTTCTACACTAGAATTTGATACCGTATTGTAAGTAAAAGTGCCTGCAACCGTTGGATTCAAATAAAGTTCCCATAAAAAATCATCGTTGGTTTTAGCTAACGTCCTATGATCTATCGTTAATACACTTGTAAAAGCTTTATTGCTTTGCAGTCTAATACCTATTAAAGCGTATTTAGTAGATGTACTATTAGCATTTACAAAACTATTGCCAAGATTCTC